TTGCAGCCGGGGACTACCTACCCGGGACCATTACGCTGATGGCGGCCTGGAATGTCAACAGGGCGGCCGAGGGTGGGCGGCCAACGTTTGAGCACAAGCGGTTTTGCCGGGTCGGGATCTTGCACTTCAACGCATTGCGTTAGTACTAATCCTCGCCAATCACAACCTCGGAAACGGGCCGGAGTATATGCGCGATCCATCGTAGCGTGCTCCGGCTCATAATTTGAAAATATGGAGATTATAATGACGAGACCAACGCAACCGAATATCATCGAAACTACTATTGCGGCGGCCGCTGAGCGCTTCGGTGTAACACCTAAAACGATTCGTGAATGGCTCGATAAAGGTATTCTAAACAAAAAGCAGCGCGGGAAATACAAGAAAATCATCGTAGAAATTCCCGACAATCTAAAGATCGGAAAACTGAGCGTGAATGACCACTATGAATAATTTGAGGATTGAAATGATTATTACTGAAGAGAAAGTCGTAGAAATTGCGGATAATGAATGGGAATCACTGGAAGATTTTGAGAGGGATGACATCATTGAAAAATTCGAGGTCGACTATTGCTATTGGTCGTTCGAATCCTTCGGCGAGGCATTTTCCGATTTCGCGAGCCATGTATGGAATCTCATATGGTTTGCTGCATGCGGTGCGGACGGCGATTCAGCGGTCGAGATCCTGCGCCACATTCAGCGTGGGACCATGCCGGTTGAGTGGTTCGACAAAACCGTCGATAAAATGAACGAGGACGGCCTAATGTTTGCTGGAAAATGTCGGGCTGTTGTTCGGTTTGAGCGCATTCATGGGGAGTCTTCGGCGCATTGCATCCTGGTCGCGAATTACGATCCAGGCGACGAAGACGCGATGTATTTTACGAAGCATGCGATGCGCGAATTGGCCATCAAATACAATGATCGGCAGAATCGTTTATCGGGCAAAGTGGCAACTATCAAATTCTGATGTGACAAAATAAAACGAAGGATTGAATGAGTAACGCAGTAATGAATCGAATCGATGAACTATCCGCGGCCTGGCAAGCTGCCAAAATGGCCGAAGATCAATCGCGCGAGTTGCGTATCGACATTGAAAGCAAAATCATTAAAGAGCTTGGCGGCGCGCCTGACGAAGGCAGCAAAACGCATACCGCGCCTAATGGCGATAAAATCACGCTGGCACAGGCGATCACACGTAAGGTCGACGACGCGCGGTGGGCCGACATCCGCGATAAATTGCCTGAGAATTTACGCGGCGTGATCGAGGAAAAAACGAGCTATAGCGTAGATAAGACCGGCATCGAATGGCTGAAGGTGAACGAGCCTGGCTACTATCGTTTGGTTTGCCAGTGCTTCACCGAAAAGCCAAACAAAATCAGTGTAAAAATCAAGCCTATGGAGGTGGAGTGATGGCATTCGATTTAGGAAGTATCTCTACCGATATAATTTACCGACCGCCACGAATTATCCTGACTGGCTCGGAAAAATGCGGCAAGTCGACGTTCGCATCACAATTTCCGAACGCTGTTTTCATACCAATCATACAGGAGGAGGGCATTGACGGAATTAAAGTTCCGAAATTCCCAACAATCCGATCCTATGAGGATATAATCGAGGCGCTAGGCGCGCTATGCGAGCAGGAACACGGATACGAATACGTAGTAATCGATTCAGCATCTGCGCTAGAACCGCTCATTTGGCAGCATGTATGCCGCAAGAACGGCGTAGAAAGTATCGAAAAGGTATGCGGCGGTTTCGGCAAGGGATATATTGAAGCTCTCTCGGTCTGGGGCGAAATTCTGGATGCGCTCGATTGGCTACGCGACAACAAAAACTGTGGAACCATTATTATTTCGCATACCACGATTCGACAGGCTGTCGATCCGATGACCGAGTCATATGACACATACGAGATTGATATCAACAAAAAGGCAGTTGCGAAGCTCGTTCGCTGGGCTGAGTGCGTATTGTTCGCGAGCAAAAAAACCATCATCAAAACGGAGGATGCTAGATTCGGAACCGAGCGCAAGCGCGCGATCGGAACTGATGAATTCAAATTATATACGAAAAAGCGACCCGCGCATCCAGGCGGTGGGCGCTACGAATATGGTAAATTGCCGTATGAGATGAATCTCGATTACAACAAATTCGCTGAAGCAGTAGAAAAGGCAAGAAACGCTAACTAGTGGAGGGATCACCAATGGCATTCTCATTTGCAGAGTACAACAACGAGCGCGAGTTCATTCAAGCTGAAGAAGAGTTCACTATTTTGCCGGACGGCATTTATCAACTGATGCTTGAATCGGCTGAATGGAAAAACACAAACCGCGGAGACGGCCAATACCTGGCGCTGAAATGGACGGTCCTTGCACCTGAAGAGTTCAACGGCGCTATTGTGTTCGACAATCTGAACCTCGATAATCCGCACGAAAAGGCGGTAATTGTCGCTAAACGCAGGCTCAAATCAATCGAGGATTACAGCGGCCGCGAGTTCTTTTCCGAAGACGATATGCCAGGCTCGGTTGTCAATGCCAAGATCGTCCAAGAGGAGTTCAAGGGCCGCGATGGTAGCGATAAATTGAGCAACCGTATCAAAACGTATCGTGAAAACGACAGCAGCGCGGTGCGAATCGAAGAGAAGCCAAGCACGCCAGCGCCCGCACCTCGACCGACCGCACCGACACCGCGCCAGAATCCTGCACCATCAAACGGCAAAGCGCAACCGGCTAATACAGGCGCAGGATCCGAGTCCAAGCCGTGGAAGCGGTGACACAATAGTGTAATGCCCGGCTCCGAGGCTACGTGAAAATATCGGGCACATTTCAATGGAGGATCAAATGAAATCAATTCCAGAATTGATCTATGATACACGTCGCAATGACGATCAACGATCATACCTAGGCGCATCGTCAATCGGTTATTCGTGCGACCGCCGCCTATGGATGGCGTTTCGTTGGTGCACGCGTCCGGAGTTCGATGGTCGGATGCTGCGGCTGTTTAATCGCGGGCACCGCGAAGAGGAAGTGTTTATTTCAGAACTAAAACGCATCTGCTCCGGCGCGGTGATGGCCGATGATCCAGACACCGGCAAACAGTTTGAGTTTGAGGCGCTGAATGGACATATCCAATGCCATCTCGACGGAGTGGCGTTCGGAATTCCTATGGATGGCGTGGATAAGGAGCAGGCGCACCTGCTTGAATTCAAAACACTGAGCGATAAATCGTTCCGCGATCTCGAATCAAACGGCCTGTCGGTATCAAAACCTGTGTACTATGCGCAAATTCAATTGTGTATGCACCTGGCGGAGCTGGAGGCGTGCCTGTTTCTGGCCGTCAATAAAAACAACGATGAACTGTACGCAGAACGCGTGGAATACAATCCTGATTTCGCGGCAGATATTATGAACCGCGGCGAACGAATCGTATTCGCGCCATCGCCACCGGATCGGATCGGCTCGCCTGCATGGTATGAGTGCAAATTCTGCCCGTTGTACGACACCTGCCACAACGGCATTATTCCAGATGCTAATTGCCGCACGTGTTGCCATTCCACGCCACTTGCAAACGGCACCTGGCACTGCGAGAAGCATGCACGAACAATTAGCAGTGATGAGCAACGCGTTGGATGCGGGAATCATATATTCCATCCTGATTTGATCGACGCCGAGCTCGTGGAGGGTAATCCTGAATATATCCTATATCGCGACCGCAACGGCAATGTGATTGCCAACGGCGCGTACGTTCCAAAAAGCGACAGCGACGAGGTTTTTATTTTTGATTCGAAGGCCATGGAGGGCAAGCACATTGATACAATCTGTCACAATCGAATTCGACAGGCCGCTGAAATGGCTCGTTAAAATAGGAGATAAAATGGCAACACGCAGACGTAGAACCATGAAGAGCAAAATGCCTGATGCGATTGCCGGCCGCCTAACACCAGAGGAGCGCGCCTGGCAGGAAATGCAACTATCAAAAAAGGTTGTATCGCTTGAGGCGGATTTGCAATTCATATGCGAAGAAATTCTGCGGATGCGCGGATTGTGGTACCTACATCTCACAGATCCTAGCACGCGCTACAACAATCCAGGCGTGCCTGATTTGATTATTTGCGCATGCGGCAAGTTCTTGGCCGTCGAACTCAAATCGCAAACAGGCACAGTGAGCGGCGCGCAGCACGCGCAGATGGCGAAAATCAAAGACAACGGCGGCGAGGCGTTCGTCTGCCGATCCGTGGAACGTTTCATTGAGATATTGGATGGATTGGAGGAAGAGTAATGATAGCGGAATCTGAATTTATTGAGACGATGAACGCGGAGGCGATGGTCCGACACGTCAAGGAATCGTTTGACAATGCCGTAGCAAAGACTATCAATTGTGAGGATCCCGCGAAGATGATTGCAGGCGCGATATTCACCGGGATCGTTGCAGGATTTAACCTTCGCGGCATGTTCGGCTTGTATCCTGATACAGGTCCGCTTTCGGAGTTTCGCGATTTGGCGAGGTTGATTGCGGATGAGTATTCAAAGGAGTTTTCGCAGCGGTTCGTTGTTGCGGAGGAAATTTCGGAATGATTAGTGATTTATGCGATTACAATACATTTCTTGACCGCAAAACGCACACATCGCTCGATCATGGTTTTGAGCCTACATGGATTCCCGATTCGCTTTTCGATTTCCAAGTGGCGTTGACCACGTGGGCGATTCGTAAAGGCCGGGCTGCGATCTTCGCGGATTGCGGCCTTGGTAAAACGCCTATGCAATTGATCTGGGCTGAGAATGTATTGCGGCAAACAAATAAGCCAGTTCTTATTTTGACACCGCTCGCGGTTGCGTTTCAAACCGTCAAAGAAGGCGAGAAATTCGGAGTTGAGGTTGCACATAGAAGAACCGGAATCAAGCAAGGCGATGGCATTATTGTAACCAACTACGAAAGGCTGCATTATTTCAACCATAACGATTTCGGAGGTGTCGTATGCGACGAATCTAGCATCCTAAAGAATTTCAACGGATCGACAAGGCAGGCAGTGACTGAGTTTATGAGGGAGATACCGTATAGACTGCTTTGCACTGCAACAGCTGCTCCGAATGATTATACGGAGCTTGGAACGTCAAGCGAAGCATTGGGTCATATGGGTATGTATGACATGCTAAGTAAATTCTTCAAAAGACAGAAAGGGTTTTGTAAAATTGGAAATATGGGAGGACAAGGCTGGGACATGAGGCCATACGCGCAGACGGATTTTTGGAGATGGGTATGTTCATGGGCTAGAGCCTGTAGGAGACCGTCCGATTTAGGATTTGAAAATAATGGATTTTCACTTCCGTCATTAAACAGGGTAGACCATGTTGTAATAGCTACGCAAAAGAGAAATGGTCACTTGTTCGATATACCTGCCGTGGGATTAAGTGAACAAAGAGATGACTTGAGAAGGACGTTGAATGAGAGATGCGAAATGGTGGCTAATTTAGTCAATAGCAATGGAAATGATTACGCCGTCTGCTGGAGCAATCTGAACGCGGAGGCCGATCTTATCAATAAGTTAATTCCCGGCTCTGTCAACATCCAAGGATCAGATTCTGACGACAAAAAGGAAGACGCATTCAGGGCTTTTGCTGATGGTAAAATTAGAGTTCTGATCAGCAAACCGACTATTGCTGGGTTCGGACTAAATTGGCAGCACTGCGCGCATATGACGTTTTTCCCGTCGCATAGCTACGAGCAATACTATCAGGCCGTTCGCAGATGTTGGAGGTTCGGGCAAAAACGAAACGTGACTGTAGACATGATCACTACGGACGGACAGCAAAACGTACTTGAAAACATGAATCGCAAATCAGAAGCTGCTGATGACATGTTTTCAAAATTAACACAAATGATGATGAATGAACTAAACATATCCAAGCGAAACGATGCAATCAATAAAGAGGATATTCCATCATGGCTGTAATCGATCAAATGATATGTAGCGACTATGCGCTGTATAATGGAGATTGTGTCGATGTTATGAAATCCTTGCCAAGTGAAAGTATTCACATGTCGATCTACAGTCCGCCGTTCTGTGGATTGTACCATTATAGTAGCAGCGAGAAAGACCTGTCTAATTGCAGATCATACCAGGAATTTTTCAAGCATTATGATTTCGTAATATCTGAAATCGCAAGACTAACAAGACCTGGGCGAGTAACTGCCGTTCATGTAATGGACGTGCCAGGGCGCGGAAACGGCGAAACCGCAAAGATGGGCGTTGGCGCAAATTTAGGAACTGGCCTTATCGACTTCCCGGGAGACGTTATTCGATCACACGAAAAACACGGATTCATATATTCTGGGCGGCGTGTAATATGGAAGGAACCGCTAGGCGTAAGAAACCGGACGATGGCCAAGGGTCTTGCACACAAACAGATTGTCGATGATTCCATATTGTGCGACGTTGCATGCGCTGATTTTCTATTAATGTTTAGAAAGATAGGAGAAAACGTAATTCCTGTTTCTCACAAGTTCGGATTAGATTCGTATGCCGGAGAACGTATCATACCAACAGATCTGCTTAGGTATAGAAACTACTCCGGCAAACAGACAGAAAACAGATATTCGCATTGGATCTGGCGACAATACGCTAGCAGTGTTTGGGATGACATCAGAATTGATCGCGTGTTGCCATATCGCGAAAGCAAGGATCCTGACGATGAACGGCATGTACATCCGCTTCAACTAGACGTGATCGAGCGCGCATGCGTGCTGTGGAGTAACCCCGGCGAGGTCGTATTGACACCTTTCATGGGTGTAGGCTCCGAGGTATACGGCGCGGTCTTAAATGGTCGTAAGGGCATCGGAATCGAGCTGAAACCATCGTACTACAAGCAAGCCGTAAAAAACCTTGCCAGCATCGAAAACACAGAGCAATTCGAACTCGAACTAACGGAGACAGCCAATGACTGATAAGCTCTACAACCAAATCCTACTGCGAAACTTCGCGCTTGTTGGCTGGGCTATCGCGGCGATACTCGGCCTTCTTTTGTGCCTGGCGTAGGTCATGCGTGCATGGCCGGTTTGTATGCTATGTTGAGAAAATAGGAA